TCATCTTCTTTCCATCTTGCGTATCGGGAAAGAGCAATAAAGTTTTGGTAGTCTGTTGGTAATTGGTTGCTTATCATTTCATTACTCCATAATAGTTCTAATTGTTCTGATGTCAGCACCGTCTACATCATAGAAGTATTCACGTATGCCATCCTCTATTTCTTCTCCAACCTGTCCATCGGCAGGTATTGGATACTCTTCTTCATCTACGTCTATGGTAATGAACAGTTTAACTCTTGCCATCTGCCATTACCTCTTCAATTAACTTATCCAAGTACCACTTGGCTTTCTGTAAATCCTCTAGGGGTTTCTCCTTGTAGTCAAAACGCCAGAGGTATTTCATAATGTTACCCTGTAAGTAGTACTTGAACCCCTTGTCAGTGGCAGCAGAGATAGCATGTATGCACTCAATGCCTGTTTGATTGTAGTGTGGTGGATTATTAACCATGTCCGCATTACCCCAAGCAATTTTACCTGCTTGCTCTCGCTCTGTCATTATCTTCATGTAATCCTCGTGTCTGCTCATGCTGAACCTCCAGTCTTTGTGTTAAAGTTAAGGTGTACTACATTACCATCATAGGTTTTCTCTACTGATATTTCATCTTCTAGTTCTAACTCAATATCATCTTCGTTGTCAATAACTTTAAGTACATACTCGTGTACTATATTTCTTAAATCCTCTACTTCTTCCATTACAGGCACAGTAGCACACATCATCTTAGCAAAGTGCATTACTTGATAGTAATCTTCATCATCCATAGGGTTGTCAGGCATAGCCATTATAGATATGTCAACTTCACCTGTCCATTTACCATCATTATCAGCGAATGGTCTGACACGTATGAGTAAGTCTTCGTTCTGTACTTCTTTAGCTATCTTATCTTTTATGTCCATACTTATCTCCTTTTTACTTTTGTGCCGCCAAACTTAATAAACTTTGGGTGTTTGTTCTTACCCTTTTCCTTTAACCAGTCTTCAGGTATAATCCTGTCATAATATCTAAAGTCATACTTAATACACCATTCACCGTAGGTAGACTTAGCACCTTTACGTAGCTTACGTCTGCTACTTTCAAACACAAACCTAATATCTAAATTAGGATGTTGTTTTTTAATAGCAAGGTGCTTGCGTCTATCTGCTGCAGTGAACATGCCCTTTGTTTCAATAATGATTCCGTTAGACAGCACGAAGTCAGGTGTGTATGTCCTGTACGCTAGGTCTTCCCACTCAATCTTAACTTTCTCATACAAGAAATCTACGTTAAGTTCTTTGAGATAGTCAGATACCTTTAGCTCAAGACCACTACGATACCCATACTTTCGTGCTGCTCTAAATTGTTTTGCGTTAGGCAACGACATCACCAATATAATTTATAATTGGTGGGTTCTTAGCCTGTGACTTTACGGCAGGTCTCTCTACTAGAGTAGGCCAACAGCTAAAACGATAAGAACAGAACTTGCAACTATCATTAAGTACTTTATTGCCTGTCTCCTTACCTCTAAACTTCTCTGGTACTGGTTCAAAGCATCTTTCAAATTTGTTCTCCTTTACCTTGTTTACTGTTTCTTTTATCTTGGACACCTCTATGTCCATATCAAGTCCTGTTGCTGGTACATATTTAAACGCACCATTAGCTTTATTTAATACCCACCAGCCGCCAGCCTTTTTACCCGCAGCTTTAGCATATCCTGCAAGCTGTGCTACGTAGCCAAAGCCATCACCGCTGGCAAGAGTGTCAAAGGACTCAAACTTGTTTCTGTATGACCAATCTGAAGCTGACTTAATATCATCAACTGCACCGTCAAGGATAAGATCATAACTGCCAGAAACACTATCGTCACCAAGGTCAAGAGTAACTTTGTCCGTGTCCTCATAATTAACTCCTGCTTCTGTTAAGATGCCTTTGAACACTGCCTCTACAATGTCTCCGATCATCATGTTCATTACGAATGTTGTTGGAAAGGGTAACGCTAACTCCGGTTTGTTCTTATCGTACCAGAGTTGGCAAGTTGGCCTACCTACATTAGACATACGTAGGCCGAACTTGTCACGCTTGTTACCCCCACCAAACTGACGTTTTGCAGCAGCCATCACATCGTCACCAATCTGTTTGATGGTTTCTTGTGACATACTTGTCTTGCCTTTTACAGCATCCTCAAGATACTGATGCAATGCCAGTTCAGCAGGGTGGTTCATTATGCTACCTCTTCTTCAAATTCAACATCAACTACACCGTCAATGTCTACCTCATCCAGAGCTACATCATTCTTAGTTGACGCTTTCTCTGCATAAGTATTGATGATGTACTCATTATAGTTAGTCACCCAAGACATAAAGTCGGCAAACTTTTCTTGGTCATCTTGTGTTAACTCAACTGTATTGGTTACATCCAATGAGGTAGTAGGTAAGTAGAAGCTGTTACCGTTAGGAAGCTTACGCTCTTCTGTATTCAAAGTAACATTGTGCTGCACAGGAAGACGCTTCATCTTAGCAAGCTGTGTAAACACATTGCCTACAGTCTTGAAGGCATCACGGTTCTCTACTTCCCAGATGAATGGAGTAACATCTAAGTCTACAAGATTACCATCTGCATCCTTCGGCTTAATCAACTCAACTGTACCAAGCACCACTCGTACACGCTTGATAGATCGTATAAGTTCCTTAGTTGCATCAGGCAATGACTTGAAGTCTTCAATCCAACCAGAAGGCTTACCACAGTTAAAGCCACCATCGTTATCTTTCAAGTCCATGTTAAGGGTATCAGCCATAACAGTCTTGACATAACGATTAGGGATAGCACCACTACCCATGATAAACTTCTTGTACATAAAGCGTTGCATGAATGGACGCATCACTGCAGACTCTGCATAATATGTAGGCCCATCAGGAATCTCTAGCTTATAAGTACCGCCTTTGACCTTGATAGTATCCGAACCAAGAATAGGTGAATGGTTGATGCGCAAACGAGCAAGGAACATTCCTTGTTTCTTTTGTGCGGGTGCTTCATTTGCAAGACCCATAGCCTTTGCCATTTCAGCGTAGTTATTAGTGTCAATCGTTGTAATATCGTTCATGTTTATTAACTCCTTTTCAGTTGTAGAATGCATAGTTATATCAGGTTACATCCTTGGTGTCAAGCCAATTCGGGCCTATTTTTGCCTCTAATAATAGAGGTACGTTGAAGTCAACTCCCCACCGTAAAGTGATGAGTTCAGGTAGTGCTTTATTAGTAGCTTCTATGACGTTGATTACCTGCGTTTCTTCTGCAGGGTGTACATCAATTACAATACTGTCATGCACTGAGTTTACTATACACGATTGCATACCCTCTAGCAACTCATCAATATGCAGCAATGCAATAGGCACAATGTCTGCTGTAGCGAATGATTGCACAGGGTAATTCTTAATCTGTGTAAAGTGAGAGACACGCCCTGTAGATTTACGTACCACATCAGGAAACGCAAACTCTCTGCCACTAGGCGTGGTTATCTTTTGTGTGTTCACAGCTTCTTTAGCCAGTCGGGAATGCCAATCGGCAACTCCTTGGTACTTTTTGGTGAAGTGTGTGTAGTATTCTGCTTCCGCTTTTGTTCTGCCGTATCCTGTTGCGCCGTAGAGTGGGGCAAACGTATGCGCTTTCGCATCCTGTCTACTCGTAGGCTGACCAGCATCACTAATAACTTTAGCGGTGTATGAGTGTACATCAAATCCAGTAGATACTTCTTCAATTGCTACCTCGTCTTGTGATAAGTAAGCGGCAGTACGAAACTCAAGCTGCGCAAAGTCAGCTTCCATTACCTTACCACCATCAAATCGTGACACAAATACTTTCTTTACAGGGAACGTACCGCCACGTGGCATGTTCTGCATGTTAGGGTCTGCACCAGAGAAGCGACCAGTTGAAGTGCGATGCTGTAGCAACCGTACATGCAGCTTTCCGTCCTGCTTGGTGTGCATACTGATCCCCTCAACAAAGGATGACAGGTATGTATCAACTGCACTGAGCCTACGTACTTTATATAAGAAGTCTACAGCGTCAGTCATGCCACGCTGCTTGGCGGCAGACTCTAGCAACTCTAGGTTCTGCTTGCTGGTACTGAAGCCGTTAGCACTTGCCCACTTGGATGCAGGGGGCTTGAACTTTAGCCCCGCCAAATCCATAGTAGGTACAAGCAGATAACCCCGCCCACTACAGTTCTTACAGCTTGTGGTTCTAGCAAATGGTGTTCCATCTTTCTTTACCTTTCTTATCTGGCCTGTACCATTACAGTCACGGCACTGTTCTGCTTTAGTCTTGTATATCTTTTCAGTGCCGCCAGCGATCAGGCTGCGGAAGTCTGCGTCTGCCATATAGGGGTCAATAGCATTGCCCCAATACTGCTTGTCCATAACCTTGCGGCTATAGATAACCCAAGATAATTGCTCTGGACTATTTAGATTGATAGGTGTGTCACCCATAAGCTTACGTACATGAGCCTGTAAGTCA